GCAGAAGTAGAGGTTGTTTAAATGCCAAGACCAAAACCGCCCGAGCCCCTAAAGCACAGGTACATGCGAATGACTGACAAGCAATGGTTGATATTCAAACAGCTTGGCGGTGCCGAGTGGCTACGCAAATATGTAGACAAGCGTGCAAGCCTACCTGCCAAATACTACGAAGTATCACAAAAGAATGAAACATGAAATGCCCGAAATGCAACGTAACCAAATCAACAGTACGAGAGACTCGAAAGGCAGAGGGCGTGGTGTATCGACACCGAATCTGCCTCGGGTGCGGAAACAACTACAAGTCAATGGAAACAATATTCGTAGGAATAATCCCAAGGGACAGGTCGATTGGTCACAGTGGTGGCCCTTCGAACGAGCAACAGGGCAGTGGTTGGTAGCCCTTAATAAACGCCAACCAAAACAAACAGCATCAACAGAATACGAAGATGCGCCTTTCTAACTCAAGGAAAAATCAAATGACTAAAAAGCTAACACGTGCAGAGAAAATTCGTCGCTATATTACAGAGAACCCAACAGCAAAAACTGCTGATATTGCGGCGCATTTTGATACACGATACCAAAACGTTTACGCAGTTCGTCGCAAGATGGGGACGCCAAAAGTGTCAAAGGAAGCACAATGGAGAGCGCTTGGAGTGTTTAGTTCAAACACGCCCATGCAAGGTGTGACACATAACGTACCAGTGCAGATTGAAATGTTTGAGCCCAAGGCCGACCCAGTCAACCACCCTGCCCACTACAAGACAGGCGGCATCGAGACAATCGACTTTATTGAAGCGAAACAACTCGACTACAACCTTGGCAACGTAATTAAGTACATCACACGTGCCGACCACAAAGGCAACAAGTTGGAAGACTTGCGTAAGGCACAATGGTATTTGACTCGCGCCATTGAGACCGCCAAGTAATAGGAAACCAAATGAACATAATCACCATTGATTTCGAAACGTATTACGATCAGCAATTCAGTCTGACCAAATTAACAACAGAGGAATACGTTCGTGACGAGCGTTTTGAAACGATTGGTGTTTGTGTCAAGGTAGACAGCGAACCGACTGAATGGTTTAGCGGGACACGCGATCAAACGAAAGAGTGGCTCGATAGCTTTAATATGTCAGAGCATTTTGTGGTAGCCCATAACATGATGTTTGACGGAGCTATCTTAGCGTGGCAGTTCGACATCCATCCAAAAGAGCTTGGTGATACGCTAGCAATGGCACGAGCAGTTGATGGCACGGAAGTTGGCAACAGCCTTGCAAAGCTAGCATTGCGCTATGGGTTAGGGACTAAAGGTACTGAGGTGATAAATGCGTTGGGCAAGAACCGACGTAGCTTCACCCCTGACGAGCTAGCTCGCTATGGAGAGTACTGCAAGAACGACGTCGAAATAACCCATCAGCTCTTTGGGATTCTTCTTGCAAACTTTAAGAAGAAGGAACTGAAGCTTATTGATCTGACTTTACGTATGTTCACAGCGCCAGTGCTTGAGTTAAACCTCCCACTACTTGAGCAACATCTGATTGATGTGGTATCCAAGAAGGAACAGCTCATCGCCGACGCCAGCGCCGACCGCGAAGTACTTATGTCAAACGAGAAGTTTGCCAACAGACTACGTGAGTTCGGTGTTGTGCCTCCTATGAAGATTAGCTTGACAACAGGCAAGCAAGCCCTCGCACTTGCTAAAAGCGATGCGGGGTTTAAAGAATTAGCAGATCATCCTGACGAGCGAGTGCAAGCACTTGTGGCGGCTAGGCTTGGCACTAAGAGTACGTTAGAAGAAACACGGACTCAAAGATTTATCGACATTTCCAAACGTGGCAATCTGCCAGTCCCACTACGCTACTATGCCGCACACACAGGCAGATGGGGCGGAGACGACAAGCTAAACCTTCAGAACCTCCCACGAAAGTCACCTTTGAAGTCCTCGATCATACCGCCCAGAGGCTATGTGCTAATTGACTCCGACTCCTCACAGATTGAGGCGCGGGTATTGGCGTGGTTGTCAGGGCAGAACGATTTGGTCAAGGCGTTTGAGATAGGCGAAGACGTTTACAAGATGATGGCTTCCTCCATATATAACAAACGTATAGATCAAATAACCGACGAAGAACGCTTTGTTGGGAAGACTACGATTCTTGGTGCAGGGTATGGCATGGGTGCTGTTAAGTTTCAGCTCCAGTTAAAAACATTTAACGTGGACTTAGGCCAAGACTTTTGTAGGCACGTTCTTAAAGCATACCGATCAGAGTTTTCCCATATACCTGCGCTATGGGATGAGGGGCATAGATCACTCGAAGCTTTATCTTCAGAAAAGCTGGTCACTACGACGTTCGGTGTCCAACCACAAGCAGTGAGTATTCTCCCCGGAATTGGCTTTGATTTACCTAGCGGGTTGCCGTTAAAATACATGGATTTACGCGCCACAGACGTTGACGAAAGAGGCCGCCCACAGTATATTTATTCGACACGCAAAGGGCCAGTTCGTATTTATGGCGGTAAGGTTGTTGAGAATCTTTGCCAAGCTCTTGCAAGATGCGTGATCGGTGAGCAGATGCTACGGATTGCCAAGCGGTACAAGGTTGTGTTGACTGTCCATGATGCTGTTGCTTGCGTAGTACCGATAGAAGAAAAAGAAGTGGCAGCAGCTTACGTTCAAGAGTGCATGCGTTGGCGGCCTGATTGGGCTAAAACCTTGCCGCTTAACTGCGAAGTTAAGTATGGTGATAGCTACGGCACTACAACAAAATTTAAAGGGTAAGCATGTACACGTGGTCGTACTCAAGTATTTCGTTGTTTCAACAATGCCCTCGCAAGTACCACCGCATGCGTGTGGTCAAAGATATTGTCGAGCCGCCGCAAGATCACCTCATCTATGGTACGGAAGTACACAGGGTCGCTGAAGAATACATCAGAGACGACACCCCCATCCCTGAGAAGTATGCATACATTAAACCTCAAATCGATCCTATTAAGGCGCTCCCCGGGGAAAAGTTATGCGAACATGAGATGGGTTTGACACGGAACTTAGAGCCTTGCGGGTTCAAAGATAAAAACGTTTGGTTTCGCGGTATCGCGGACGTACTTGTAATCAATGGTGACAAAGCCCGTATCGTAGATTGGAAAACTAGCAAGACTAGCAAATACGCCGATAAGAAACAACTCGAGCTTCTGTCCTTGCTGACCTTTAAACACTTCCCCGCAATTCAATCAATTAAAGCCGGACTAATTTTCTTGGTTGTTCAAGACTTAGTGCCAGCTTCTTTTAAGACTGAAGACCAAGGCGAAGCATGGCAAAAATGGTTGACTGAAACTAACCGACTTGAAGCCGCTTACGCAAACGATGTATGGAATCCCAAGCCCAACTTTACGTGCAAAGGTTGGTGTGCGGTAGATGATTGTGAGCACAATACCAAACGAAACCTTTTTGGAGGCTAATACCATGCCATACGTGAACAAACCAAGACCTTATAAAAAAGAATATGAAATGTACGACGGCACGCCAGCCGTTAAAAAGAAACGTGCCGCACGAAACAAAGCCCGAGCAATCATGGAGAAAGCGGGACTTGTGCATAAAGGTGACGGCAAAGACGTTGACCACAAGAAGCCATTGAGCAAAGGCGGTAAGACAGTACGAAGTAACCTTAGGGTTGCCGACGATAGCGACAACAGATCGTACCCACGTAACTCAAACCACACAGTGAAGCGTAACGTATAGCATGCATATTATTGACAACAAGGTACTGGTGTTACGTACACGTGACCCGAACCGTATTACTACTACGATAAAGAAAAGCACTGAGCTAAGCCACGAAGATGGCGTCTCTGAAGTTGCGGTGTTTTGGGGGTTGCAAGAAGCACAAGCTCTGCGAAAGCTTGGCATTAAGAACGTACCATCACCCATCATCAGAGACTACAACTGGCCCGGCATCTTTAAGCCAATGGCTCATCAAAAAGAAACAGCATCATTCTTAACGCTAAATACCCGAGCATTTTGCTTTAACGAGCAGGGTACTGGTAAGACAGCATCAGCAATTTGGGCGGCAGATTATCTTTTGACGCAAGGAGCGATTAAGCGTGTTCTTGTTGTCTGCCCCTTGTCTATCATGCAAGCCGCATGGCAAGCCGACTTGTTTAAATTTGCGGTTCACCGAACTGTTGACGTTGCTTATGGTGGACGCAATAAACGCAAGGCCATCATTAATGGATTAGCTGACTTTGTAATTATTAACTTTGATGGCGTAAAGATTGTCGAGGACGAGATTATTAATGGTGGTTTTGATCTAATCATTATTGACGAGGCCAACGCATATAAAAACTCTCGCACTGAACGATTTAAAGTTATGCGTAAGGTCGTGTCCCACGATAAGTGGCTATGGATGATGACAGGTACACCTGCCGCGCAGTCTCCGCTAGATGCGTATGGTTTGGCTAAGCTTTGCATACCTGCAAGAGCGCCGACTCTATATAGTACTTACAGAGATACGGTTATGTACCAGTTGACTCGGTTCAAATGGATTCCAAAGCCGAACGCCGTTGCCGCTGTGCATGAGCTACTGCAACCTGCTATTAGGTTTGAGAAGAAGGATTGCTTAGACCTTCCAGACGTCACCCATACATCACGCTTTGCCCCTCTGTCAGCACAGCAACTAAAATATTATAGGCAGCTTAAAAAAGACATGTTGATTGAAGCCGCAGGTGAAGAAGTCTCAGCGGTCAATGCGGCGGCTAATCTGAACAAGCTACTGCAGATTGCTTGCGGTGCTGTGTACACCGACACCAAAAACGTAATAGAGTTTGATGTCTCGGATCGGCTCAACGCTGTTACTGAGGTTATCAATGAAGCATCACACAAGGTGCTGATATTTGTGCCGTTTACGCACACGTTGGATATGCTCAAAGAATATTTAACGAAGCAAGGCATCACTGCCGAGATCATTAACGGCAACGTTAGTGTTACAAAACGCACAGATATATTTAAAAAGTTTCAAGAAGATATTGAGCCACGTGTGCTATTGATTCAACCGCAAGCCGCCGCCCACGGGGTTACCCTAACTGCGGCTAATGTTGTGATATGGTACGCTCCCGTCACGTCAAGTGAGACGTACTTGCAGGCAAATGCACGTGTACACCGACAAGGCCAAAAGAACCCCGTCACTGTGGTACACATTGAAGGCAGTCCAGTAGAGGCAAGTTTGTACAAGATGCTCCAACAAAAGCTAGACTTACATTCACAGATCATTGATCTATACAACAGTGAAATAAATTCTTGACTGTGTCAAGAAAGGGTGTATAATAAGCACTCCCGATTCACAAACCCAAGGACACATATGGAAGACGTACCGATAGAACAGATCGTCACTACGTACATAAAAATACGCGACAAACGTGACAGACTCTATCAAGAGTTCAAAGAAAATACAGCCAAGCTTGATGAAGACATGCAGATTCTCAAGAACAAAATAGTCGAGCTATCAAAGCTGACTGGCGTTACTAGCTTCTCAACACCAACAGGCATTGCCTATCGCACAGTCAAAAACCGTTACTGGACTAATGACTGGGAAAGTTTCTACGCATTTATGCGAGAGCATGGAAGTATGGAACTGCTTGAGAAGCGTATTCATCAAACTAACATTAAAGAGTTCATGGACTCCAATCCAGAGGTGCATCCACCCGGACTCAATATTGATAGTGAATATGAAATCACCATTCGTCGTAAGTAAATTTTTAACTAGGAGAAAATTATGGGCAATAACATTGCTTTGTTTCAACAAGAAGTTCCCGCGTACTTAAAAAAAGCGGGTCAGGATGAACTCACCAAAGCACTGGCGGGTAATACAGGCACTAAGCGCATTTCTATTCGTGGCAGTGTATTTCGCATGATGGTCAATGGAGAAGAAATCTCTAAAAACGAAAACCGCGCGATGAACATCGTCATCATTAATGGTGCCGCAAAAGTATCACGCTCATTCTATGAAGGCAAGTACGTACCCGGAGAAACAACTTCGCCTGACTGCTGGAGTAATGACGGCGATAAGCCTGATGCAAGCATTGAGTTTCCACAGCACAAATCATGCGAAGGATGCCCACAGAACATCAAAGGTTCCGGACAAGGCGACGCACGTGCATGCCGTTTTCAACAACGCTTGGCAGTATTGTTAGCCGACGACATTGACGGCGAGGTGTTTCAGTTGGTGATACCCGCGAAGTCTATCTTTGGTCGTGGCGACTTAGATAAGATGCCGTTCCAACAGTACGCCAAATACGTTGGCGCTCAAGGCAAGAGCATCAACACCTTAGTAACAGAGATGCGCATGGACAGCGACAGCGACACCCCCAAGCTGACGTTTAAGCCAGTGCGCTATTTGTCAGAGCAAGAGTGGCTCACCGCCAAAGAGAAGGGCGATAGCCCTGCCGCACGTTCAGCAG